GATTACTACGCGTCTCGTGGGCTCGGAGATGTGTATAAGAGACAGATATAGAATGTTATGATGACTATCGTTCTGACTTATGCGAACGATATATCAAAGACTACATAGAAATACCATGCGGTAAGTGTATAGGCTGCCGACTGGAATATTCCCGTCAATGGGCGAATAGAATGATGTTAGAGGCCAAGTACCATAAGCAAAATTGGTTTGTGACTTTGACTTATGATGACCTGCATCTCCCTCGGAGTTATTACGGAGACCCTAAATCGGGTGAGGCTTTGCCCTCTCTCACGCTGCGCAAGCGTGATATTCAGTTGTTCTTCAAGCGTTTGAGAAAACAGACCGGACAGCAGTTTAGATATTACTGCTGTGGTGAGTATGGTGAAAATACGCACCGTCCTCATTACCATTTTATAATTTTCGGTCTTGAATTAAATGACCTTGTTTTTTTGAAACGCTCCGATAATTTCAATTATTACACTTCTGAGACTATTAGTAATGCTTGGTCTGAATATGATAATTATACCGGTGAGCGTACTTCTTTCGGTTTTCACATGGTTTGTGAGGTGTCTTGGGAGACTTGTGCGTATGTTGCTCGGTATGTGACTAAGAAACTTAATGGTACTGCTGCTGAGTTCTACGACACATTTAATATACAACCTGAGTTCTGCGTAATGTCCCGTAAACCTGGCATTGGTCGACAATATTTTGATGATAATGCAGCGGACATTTTGAAATATCAGAATATTATAATATCTACCTCTAACGGCGGTAAAGAGTTCAAACCGCCTCGGTATTATGATAAACTCTTTGATATTATCGTACCTGATGAAATGGCCGAGATCCGAGAGATAAGGCGCAGGACTGCCGAGAATGTCACTAAGATGAAACTTGAACGGACAAATTTGTCTTACATTGAGCTTCTTCAAGTGGCTGAACAAAATAAAATTGCTCAAACTAAATCACTCGTTCGAAGTGATATATAGTTGACATTTACCCTCTTTTTTGCTATTTTAGGTAGTGAAAGGGGGTGCTTTTATGCGCCGTAAGAAACTTCCCAGGCGGAAAGATAAAAGAATATTCCGCAAAACTGCCGTTAAATCCAAGAAAATCAATGTCAATCCCTCGGAGTACCGAGGTGGCATCCGTATGTAATGAAAGGAGTTTTACTATGTTAATTCGTCTGTATTCTGTCTATGATCGTGTTGCTCAGGTTTACTCTGAGCCGTTTTCCGCTGTTAATGATGCCACTGCGCTCCGTTCTTTTACTATTGCGCAGTCTTCCCCTGAAAGCATGCTTTATTCGTCCCCTGCTGATTTTCAGTTATGGTATATAGGCTCTCTAGATAATAATTCTGGTGAGCTTCTGTCCTATGACGATCTTGCAACTGAGCCGCATAAGGTGTGTGACGGTAAGCCCCGTGAGGTGACGGAGCATGAATAATAAGTTAAAACTTTTAATTTTTTGTCTGAAAAATCTTCCGAGGTTTTGCCGTCTCTGTGCCCAGCTTCTTGAAGAGTGGTACAAGCTTGAAAATTGTCAGTCTGATAAGGTAGGTGTTTTATAATGGATTTTCTCACTATGTACGATGATCATGAAACTATTTTCGCTGACCCTGGTAATCCCGATGTCCCTATTTATAGTCCTTCTGTGGACAATGAAGGGCATATTGTCCTTGAAGAAGTTGGTGTTAAAAACATTCCCGAGTATATCGACTCTTTCCGTGAAAGCTGCGATATAAATAACCTCGTTTCTCGTTTTAATGCAGGTGATGTTTCTGCGCTTTCCCGTGTCCAGGGTGCTTATTTTGATGCAACACAGTTACCGCATACTTATGCGGAAATGCTTAACACGGTGATTAACGCAGAGAAAACTTTCAATTCTCTGCCCCTTGAGGTTCGTGAGAAGTTCGATAACAGCTATGTAAAATGGCTGTCTATGATGGACGATGCGGAGCAGTTCGCTTTAATGATGGGAGTATCAAAAGAGACTCCCGATGCATCTGACGATAGCGGAGGTAATGAAGATGGTTAATTTACTGAGTTTTATAGGCGGTGTTCTTTTAACCGCCCTGGTTGTTGGTGTCGTTTGTATGATACTGCTGACTAAATCTGATATGTGAGGTGTTTTTAATGGCTCTTTCCCGTAATGCTGAAAGTCGGTTTGCTGTTAATCCGACTCATTTGGATATTTCCCGTTCAAGGTTTGACCGTACATCTACGGTCAAAACCTCTTTCAATGTTGGTGACCTCGTTCCTTTTTATGTAGACGAGGTTTTACCTGGTGATACCTTTGATGTGTCTACCGCTAAAGTTGTCCGTATGCAGCCGATGGTCGCCCCCCCTATGGATGACTTGTTCTTGGATACTTATTATTTCTTTGTTCCGAACCGCTTGGTTTGGGACCACTGGACAAATTTAATGGGTGAGAATGATACTACCTCATGGTATCCCACGGTAGAGTATTCCGTTCCGCAGCTTATTTCACCGCATACTGGTGGTTGGAATATCGGTACTATTGCCGATTACTTCGGTATACCTACTGGTGTTCCTCACCTTTATGTTAACGCTCTGCCCTTCCGTGCGTACGCCAAGATTGTAAATGACTGGTTTAGGGATGAAAATATCGTTGACCCTGCCGTCCTGACTACTGGCGACGCTACCGTGCAGGGCTCTAACGGTGACGGCCTGACCGCCTATGAGCTCGGTGGCAAGCCTTTTGTCGCTGCGAAACTACACGACTACTTCTCAAGCTGTCTCCCAGAGCCGCAGAAAGGAAACCCCGTTACCGTTCCCGTTGCGAATGTGTCTGTACCGATTGATATTCCTGTAACTACTTCTAATACCATGGTAGATGGTCTTGGTCTTAATACTCCTGCTATGGTTTTGATGAATGGTCCTATGTTAGCAGGTGGTCTGAAAGGTTATATTTCTTCCAAACCCCCTGATTTTTCTCTTGAGCAGGATGTGGATGAAGATGCTATACGAACAATTAGTGGTAATATGGAGCCTTTTATGCCTGCTAACCTGCGTGCGATAGGTAATGCTGTCGGCTCTGGTTTCGCCACTTCAATTAATGAGTTGCGTATGGCTTTCCAGATGCAGAAACTGCTTGAGCGTGATGCTCGTGGTGGTACTCGTTATATTGAAATGATTAAGTCTCATTTCGGTGTGACTTCGCCTGATGCCCGTTTGCAGCGTTCCGAGTATCTCGGTGGCAATCGTATTCGGATAAATGTAAACCAGATTGTTCAGCAGTCTGCGACTACTACCGGCTCTACTCCCCAGGGCAATCCTGTCGGCCTCTCTGTTACGCACGATAATGCCGACAGCTTCACTCGTTCGTTTACTGAGCACGGTTTCGTTATCGGTCTTATGTGCGCTCGTTATCCGCATACTTATCAGCAGGGCCTTGAGCGTTTTTGGTCTCGTAAGACACGCTTTGATTATTACTTCCCCGTGTTCGCCAATATCGGAGAGATGGCCGTGTTAAATAAGGAATTGTACGCTACCGGCACAGATAGCGATTACAAGGCTTTTGGCTACCAGGAAGCCTGGGCTGACTACCGTTATAAACCGTCTCGTGTGTCTGGTGAAATGCGTTCTGCCGCTACTAAGTCTCTTGATGTTTGGCATTTTGCAGATTATTATAATAAATTGCCCACGCTTTCGCCCGACTGGATTAAGGAAGACAAGAAGAATGTCGACCGTGTTTTGGCGGTGTCCTCTAAGGTTTCAAACCAATTGTGGGCTGATATAGTTATCAATAACCGTACATCTCGCCCGATGCCGCTTTATAGTGTGCCTGGTCTTATCGACCACCATTAATTTTACTAAAAGTATTAAAATAGGTCAGGATCCTATAAACCGTTTTCCTATTTTAATACTTTTAGTTATATAAAAAGGAGTTTTTATTTATGGATATAGGTGATATTTTTGCTGCTTCGGCTCGTAATTCTGCATTGTCCGAACAGTATGCACAAAATGCCCGTGGATGGTCTGCTGAACAAGCCGAGCTTGCCCGTGACTTTAACGCTGCCGAGGCTGCAAAAAATCGAAACTGGCAGGAGTTGATGTCAAACACTGCGCACCAGCGTGAAGTTAAAGACTTGGTTGCTGCCGGTTTGAACCCTGTGCTTTCTGCCGGCGGTGGTAACGGTGCGACTGTCGGCAGCGGCTCGGCTGCCTCTGTTTCTATTTCGGCTACATCAAAGGCTGTCTC